AAATTGAAACCAAGCATTGCTCTTACACCTCTTTCTCTAAAAATTTCTGCTGACGCTAAACCTGATGATAATGATCTTTGTACTTGTTCTGCTGTTTGTCTAAAATCTATACCTGTAACTGCGGCGATATTTCCAACGAGTTCTAAATTTCTTCCCATTTCTTCTGCGTCTTTAGAAACTACTGCTAAGTTACCTGACGCTTGTGCAATTTCTTCTAGTGAGAAAGGAACTCGACCAGCAAATTTAACTAAAGTATCAAAGGCCTTTTGACCCTCTTTAACTGAACCGAATAAAAAGAAAAATCTTAATCTTAATTGCTCTACTTCTTTTCCAACTTTTATAAATGATCTAACAACTAAACCAGCACCAACTCCAAGTATTGCTGTTTGAACTGAAAATAATGTATTCTTTAAATTTGTTAAACCAGCTTTAACACCATTAAAAGCAACTTTTGTTTTATCTTTCGCTAGAATATTTAATACTAAATTTTGTGCCATTATTTATGCCTTGCTTTATTCATCGCTTCGGTTTGCTGTTCGTTTTCGTGCATTATATACCCGACCCAATGATTATACTCCCATTCTTCCATTTGTAAAACAGAAGATAAGGATATTTTTAACCTATCAGCGACAATAAGTAAATTTTTTAATTGAGGATCAGTTTTTAGTTTTTTTTTACTTCGTCAGGTGTTACAGCTTGTACCATTGCGGTAGCTATCCTAGAAAGCACATCAGAATCAACTTTATGCATTAATGCTAGTTTATCTTCTAATTTAAAAACTCTATTACCATCTTTGTCTAAAGACTTCATAACAACTACGTCAGCAAGTATACTTACGTCAGTTAAATTATCTGATTTCTTAAATAATTTATTTTTTTCTGAAAGGGTTATAGGACTCCAATAAAGAACTGTTGCTTTATCATCATCATCTTTCCATTCAGGCACTTCAATAGATTGTGTACCTAAATTCTCAAAATGAGATTTTGCTCTATCAATAACAGACATAAATTAATATTATACTGTACCTCTAGTCAATGCACCCGTTCCTTGAAAAGTTATACTTCTTGAAACTACTGCGTCCATTCCATTTGAAACTGTCATACCTGTAATGATACCTGTACCTGTAAAACTTTCATCGCCACTTGTATTACCCTCAGGTAATAAAACGAAAGCTATTTCACTTCCAGCAGTTAAAGTTTGTTGAGGTGAATCAGTTTCATCATAGTTCATTTCTAAACTTCCTGAGAATGAAGTACGCCCTGTTGTGAACGACTTAACCGCATCTGAAAGTTTTGTATTTTCTACAACATCGCCTGTCGTTTCAATGTTAAATGAAGTTAGTTCTCCAACGGCAGTTCCGCCAGCAGTTACAACTCCTTCTTTTCCGTGATGTGTTGCCATTTTTTATTGTCCTTTTTTGGTTTAACTTTTTTTTCTTGCTCTAGCTTATATCCAAGTTTAACAAAACTTTCAAGTTGTGTTTCGTTTATTTTGATTACTTGATTGTCTTTGTATAACTTAATATCTTTTGCCATAACTTATATTATTCGTTTTCTTGGTCTTCGTCAATATCTTCTTCTAACTCATTTGAGTCATACTGTTCATCTTCTTCAAATTCATCTAAAGACCCATCTTCTGCTTCTCTATGTTTTTCCACAATGTCGTTTATCTCTTGACATACTATTGAAATTTTATCTGTTAATTTTTCTATTTTTTCTGACTTCTTTTCTAATTCATCTATATCTTTTGGTTTCATAATTTATCCTATGGTGTTCCGCTATCATATTCATAAATTACTTTTACTACCATACTGATAGCACCATATGGGAAAAGAGAACCAGCGTCAGTTTCAACGCTTATTACTTCTGTATCTAAGGCCTTATTGTTTCTTGTAACATCTGTTTCTAATGCTGTTTCAATAGCTGTAATTAAAGTGTTTCTTGCTGTATCAATATTACTTTCTGATCCTTTGGTATAGCCTGTAATCAAAAACTCTAAATTAGATATTCTTGTTTTAGCACCACTTCCTAATTCAGCGTCGTCTCTATTTTCTTCTTGTGTTTGAATTAATACTGCTGGATATTGTTGTTCAGATAATTCGTCTAATGGAAAAGGTTGTCTTGAAACTTTCTTTATTGCTGGACTAGATATATTTGTAATTGTGGTAGCAATATGACTAGCTATATCTTCTCTCTTGCTCATATCTTTAATGCTTTCATTTTTTGTTTAACAAATTTAGCGAATGTTCTTTGTATAACTCTTTCTGTGCTATCATTAAAGCCAAAAAATTTTCTCTCAGGTAAATTACCTTGTCCTGTCTGGTGCCATAATGCTCTTTTAGCCATACCTTGATCTCTAAAAAATACTTGTACTTTGTTTTTTGTTTTAACTCTTGAAGTAATAGATTGAAGCATTCTATTTGTATCTTGTAAATCTACTCTAGTTTTACCTTTTAATTCAGAATACATTTTAGAGTAAGGTGCAAATCTTCTACCTTTTACATCTATTCCTCTATCAGTCTTAGCTAATATTATTTCTTTTAATTGTACTCCAGCCCTTTCTAGTCCTTGTAATACTACATTTGGAAACTTCTTAAAAAATCTGTTATATCTTATTCTTACTTGTTTAAGATTAGAATTAACTTTCAGGTTTAACATTATCTAGTTAATCTTCTAAAGCCGTGTAAAGACTCTCTTTCATTATTTACTATTGTGCCGTCTGCGTCTGAATCATATTCTACGCCATCTTCTAAAATAGATTTCCACTCTTGGTTATATTGAGATAAATAATACTCACCCATTCTTTCAAATCTATCTTTGTCCGCTTCGGGTCTAAATTTAGATAAAGCTGGTGCTAAAAATCTACCAATAAAAAGATAAACTCCTGCACGTTCAAATTGGTCTAAATTAACTTTAGTATTAACCATTTCAGCAGTATTCAGAACTGATATGTCAGTAAATATATTTGTTTTATATACAGGCCACCACTCTACTCTTAATGCTCTTAAAATATCATTAGTAGTTTGTGCAAAGAAATTAACTGCTTCTGTATCGGTTGAACCTATACCAAAACCAAATGCGTCAGGTTGGTATTTTAATACATCTGCGGAAGTAATAACGTCTGCACCTGTGTAATTAGCCATAGTTTCCTACTATCCACTTATAAATCACTTTTAGTCTTGCTTTTACTTTTTCTACGAGTTTTTTTAGTTTTTGCATTTTTTGCCTTTGGTTCAAATTCTAATATTGTTTCATCTTTATCTTTTATCAAATCTTCTGCTACTTTAAAACCTCTAAAATCATACATTTTTTTATTAGTCTTGTAATCTACTTCTGATCTTTTAATTGTTTTATTACCTCTTGTTAGGGTAATCATTTTTTCATTTGATAATACTAATTTAACCATTTTATCTCCTATGTTAGTTGCGAGGGCAGTTTCCCACCCTCACAAATTATCCTACTATTGGATAGATGAGTCAACATTGATCTCAACACCATAAGTATCGTGAATTTCTCCACAACCATAAACAGATGTTGCAACAATCTCGTCTGCTCTAAGAGAAGCGTCTCTTTGAGTTTCGATTTTAATGTCTTGCATCATTGCTAAAGCTAAAGCATCTCTATGGAAAACTGCGGCTTTATAGTCGCCTGTTGTTCCAGGTTGATTGCCTGAGTTGTCAGCTATATTTGAAGTTTCAAATACATTAACACCAGCTAAAGTTCCAACATAACCTGATCTTAATGCTTCATTTGCTAAATCATTTGCATTTGCGTTTGCAAAAGTATTAGTTAAATTTGCTTTAAGGTCATAAGCGTTTAATGGGTGTACCACTGCCGCTATGTCAGTTGATGGAACTGCATTTTTTCTTAAAATTGCAACAGCATTAAAAATATTAGCCGCACTTAAAGCAGTTGTTCCGTCTCCGATTTCTTGTGAGAAACCATCAAACTTACCTGTTAAGTCTTGGTCTATTTTTTTTGCGATTGCTTCACCGAATAACTTACCAATATCACCAGCAACATTTCTTGGTGCTGAGTTTCTTGCTAAGTCTGTAAGTGTTGTCATTATACCAACTTCAGAAGCAGTTATGCTTACAGATGTTGGGTTGATTGCAGTATTGCTTAAATCAGTTGCTTCAGCCACTGCAGCCGCAGATACAGCACCATATACAGGTACTTCTACAACTTTACCACCACCTGAAATCGAATAATTTCTTACAAGATTTCTCATAATGGATTGTTCTGATGCAACGAATTGTGCTTCTGCTACTATCTCTGTGTATAGTTCCGATAGTGTAGAACTTGTGCTTTCGTTTGCCATTGTTTGTTGTCCTTATTATTATTTGTTATTGTTTAAGTTTATCTCTATCGCACCTTTATCTCGTTTGTTCCTATATTCTTTATAGGCTTCACGATCTGCTGGTTTCGACATATCTAAATCCTGTATATTAAAAGGTTTTACAGTTTTACCCTCTACACTACTCTGGCTCCCTACTCCAGACTTAGACCCTTTCGAGAAATGTGGGTTAGTGTCTAAGAACTCCTTAACTCTTTCATCAATCGTTAAAAGTTCGCCTTTTGAGTTATACCTAATATTGTTATTATTATCAAGTATTTCAATTCTATTATCATCACTAAGTTTTATGCCTGATTTAATCAAGTCTACTACTTGTTGAGGATTGATAGCATTTAATTTAGAAGCTACTGATAGAACAGAATTATCTATTCTTTCTTTTTTTATTTCACCTCTTATTCTTGCTAACTCTTGATCTTTTTCTGCAATACGATCTTGCATAATTTTTTCAAGTTCCTGTTTAGACTTAGCTTCTTTAATTTCTTTTTCTTTCAAAGCAATTTCTTCTTGTTTCTTAACTTCTTCAAGTTGCTTTTCGTGTTTTTTCTTTTCAGCGTCTAATCTAGATTTAATTATATTATCTAATTGTGCTTGATTGAAAGTCATAGTCTTTTCTTGACTTTGTACTTCTTGTTTTTGTTGTGCTTCTTGTGGTTGTTCTACATTATTTTCTTTTGTAGCTTCTGTACTTGTTTCAGCTTTTGGTGCTTCTGACATTTTTTACTCCGTTTGTTAGCTTATTATTATGTTACCCGTTTCGTCATACCAATCAGGGCTGACGTAACTCCATTGATGTCTACAATTATAACCACCACGAACAATTAAAGGATTTCCAGACTTCTTGCCTTTCCAACTTTTTTTTGTCCATAGGCTCTTGATTTCATCAATCGTAAATAGTCCTGATTTTCTTGTATCATATTTCCCTGTTCTTACAAGTCTACAATGATCTCTTGTAGTAGGTATGTTTGATCCCTGATATTTAACATATACTAACCCAGCGTCTTGAGATTTAGCTAAATTCAACTGAGAGTCAAATTCTCTCAACCCATCGTTTAATATTTGGCCAGCATATCTTTTCATATTCTCACCCGCTCTATCTCTAGCAAATTTAGATTGTAATACTTGAATATTCTTGTCTAATTTCTGCCTTAATGCTTTACCTTGTGCAGTTCTTTTGTCTGTTCTTCTAACTTTCACTTCGTCTTTCTTGATTTGTTTAACAAGTTTATTAGCTTCTATGTCATCTGATTGAGAGTAGATACCATTAATAGTTTGTCTAAGTTCTTTCTCTAATTCAACAAATTCTGCACCTGTTAAAGTAGATTGATATATCTTTTCTGATATTCTTCTTGTCATAGTATTAGA